GTTGTGGTGTTTGGACCGGCGCCGCTGGTGACGCCAGGACTAAGAGCAAGTCGCAATGGCTTGAGCAAAGTGAGACGCCAGAGGGCATTTTCCCAATTGCGTTTATGCGGTGGACGCCTATTGCCGACCGATTGTACGGCATGTCTCAGTTGTTCCCGTTGCTTGATATGCAAGTGCAATACAACCTGTACCGCAACTTTATGCTTGAGTCTGTCAAGTTGATGGCTAACCCGATTTGGATGATTCCAAAACAGGCAAACGTCAACATGAACCAGATTACAAACCGTCCAGGCCAGGCTGTGTTCTACAACGGTAACACGGTTCCTCCTGCTCGGCTTCCTGGCCCATCTCTGTCTAAAGACGTTTATGACGTGCAAAACAGACAGCTGATGGAAATGGAAGATGTTGGCGGCATTCACAACATTTCAATGGGCAAACGTGCTCCAGGCGTGACCGCTAATGTTTCTATGCAGACCCTTATCCAACAAGACAGCATGGGTCTTGCGGTGACAATGCATGAGATGGCTAGGGCAATGGAAGAGTGTGCTACACATGCGTTGGTTATGTGGAAAGCATACATGCCCAAGAAGCGTTCTATTGCCATTCTTGATCCTACGTTTGGTGTGACCGTTACCAAAGAGCTTGATAAGACCAATCTTATTACCGCTCCAGAGATTGAGATTGAGGCTGGCAGCATGTTTGCAATGAACGCTAAAGAGCGTGACGCGCAGATTTTGCAGCTTGCCCAACTTGGCGCGATACCAGCACAGGACGTTGTTAAGCATCTGTCGTTTACTCTCAATGAGAAAGAAGAGCTTGAGAAGATGCAGATGCTGTCGCACGCCCAAGACTTGCTTGAGGCTGTGTTGCGTGGACACACGATCCAGATTGTCGAAGAGCCTGCTATCATGCTTGCGATTCGAAATGTGTTTGGTGAGTTTATCCGCTCTCCTGCTTATTACGAAGGCAAGCCAGAAGCTGTGATTGCGGCACAACAAGGAGACATTGACGCTCAAAATGCGCTGCAAGCTCTGGATAACGTTTGGACGATTTACCAGCAGGTAGCCGAACAAATGAACCAGGCGCAACAACCCAAGATGGGACCAACAGGCTCTTTGCCCAAACAGGGTGAAATGCCTATGCCAATGCCTGAAGGCGCTGAAGCGCGTCCTGTGTTGAACGATCCTATGAATCCAACCGCTGCTGCTCCTGAGAGCAAAGGAACGCCAGGCCGTTTAGGCTTGCCGTAAGGGGTCTGTTGTGTACGTCGAAGAAGTAAGGTCTTTGTTTGACCAATACATTGATGAGCCAGACCTTACGTTTTTGACTGTTGCTCAAAGGCGTAACGCCTTGGCTCGCGGTTATGATTCATTTCGACAGGTTGTGATTGATGGCGACCACTGGGCTTACAACAAGACTCAAGACTATACTCTGGGCTCTGTTGCGGAACTGGACCTTACAACGTCTGCTCCTCCGCTTCTTGGTGCGTCTGCTGCTGCTGGCAACAAGCTTGTGCGGCTCCGACGTGTCGCTGTCCTAGATGACCTCAACAATATTTGGCAGTTTGTTGAAGCGGTCAGAACACTAGACCCAGTGCTGCCTCGAGCCTACATTGACCAGTGGCAAGACCAACCTACGCGCTACGCTCTTGTAGGCAACAAGCTTTTGTTTAGCCGTAACCTTCAGGCCACTTGCAGGCTCTACTACTTGCCATCGTCTACGGTTAACTGGAACCAAGATCTACCTGGCGACAACGAGTTTATTGACGACTACGACCAGTTTCACAAGCTCATTGCCATGTACGCTGCTCGCGATTATTACGCGACAAGAGATGCAGAGGTTCATCAAAAGCTGCAAATGCAGATTGTGACCGAAGAGCAACGCATCATTGGATTCCTTGGTGTTGGCAGAGATACAGAGGCTAACTCACGAGTCGCTGAGAGGTTCTAATGATTCCCAGCGCAAATGCAGATGTGCTTGCCAAAGGCTTGGCACTAGATGTTGTAGATAAGGGTGCCTTTATACAGAACATGTTCCGTAGGCGTAACGCTTGGGAAGTGCGTTCTGGGTTTGGGCAAATGGCCCAGTTCGACACAACGCTGCTTGCGCCAAACAATGGGACGCGAGGCTACACCAAACAGCTTGGCTCATACGCCCTTAAAACTTGGTGGGGAGCTACGCAGATTGTAACCGTTCTTATCGGTAACGCAGCCACGGCCAATACTTCTGCTCGCTCGCACAGCATTGATTACTACGCCGTTAGCATCTACGACACAGACACCAACAAACGTTGGGAAGAGATTCTTCACAGGCACACGGGCGAGGCTGGCAAAGAGAGCGCCCTAAAGATGCCGTTCTGGAGAGGTCAGTACCAAACGTCCCAAGATTGGGATCGACAAAACTGGTTGTCTGCAAACACAGAAGATAACCATGTGTTTTTTGCTCCGTTCAACAACGACACATTGTTGTTTGGCAACTCGTCTATGGGCTTGTGGTACTACACTCCTGCTGATTTTGAGAACACAAGATGGCAGCAGGTTGATGGTGTAAGACGCTCGGACCATTGTCTCCCTTACGTTGAAAGCAGTAAGGTTGCTCGCATCTTTCCACAAGAAGGTCGCGACCAAGACGCGGTGCGTTATTTGGATAGCTCCACATTCCCAACGCCTACAGACGTTGTCATGCTCGGCAATAGAGCTTTTATAGCTCAAGACCGCAGCGTATTTATTAGCGACGTGGGCGCACCAAACAGTGTCAATGCTCTCAACATTTTAGACGTTCCATGTGTTGAGCCCATTACTGCGCTCGGAGAAGCCGCTGGCGTCCTTCTTATTTGGACTCCCAACGAGACTTTTGTGTACCGCCCTTCTATTGGCGTAAACGCAGCACAAGGCGATCTAAGGCGTCTTTCAGACAATGTTGGGTGTCTAGGCCCAATGAGCAAGGTTCGGATGGACCAGAGCCTTGTATGGGCCGATATGACAGGCATCTACTCTTTCAATGGTGGGCTACAAGTAGAAAACATTGGCCGACCGTTGCAGCCTTTGTTTGAGTCTGAAGAGCAGGTCAGTTTGCCGCTTTCGTCTTTTTATGCAGACAACGGACAATCTGACACCAACAACCCACAACCGTTGAGCTTTTTGCGCTGGTCTTCAGATGACCAAATCCATGTGGACTTTGATGGCGACCTGCAAATGTTGTTTGTTGGGATGCCAAGCAGCAATGCGGTGTTAGTAAACAGCCGTGGAAGTTGGTCTGTATGGAGCACAGAAAGTCTAGCTAGCGAAGACGCAAACACAGTCGAAGCTCGGCAAAATCTTATGCGCCCTTATGTGTGTACGCGAGATGGCCGAGTGTTTATGGTTTGTGGACCAGAGTCAGCAAGTGTTACCGACGGCATTGCGCCCCCATTGCCTCAAGAAGATTATGAGTCGTCATCCTACTTTATTACGGAGTGGGGTCGCGGTGGCGCAATCGACAGGACCGTAGACTCTCGCGAGGATATGCGAAAGTTTAACGGTTACTATTCGGTCAGTCCTTTGGGTCTAGTGCGAGATGGGTACATTGTGTTTGGCGAGCCAACCGTCTTGCCAGATACGTTTAAGCTGCCAACGGCTACAACATTTGGTTTTCCAATAGTAACAAACAATACTGAGGTATATTTGCTGCCCGTTTTGCTCCACCCAGACGTTGCTTTAGGCGGGGTGGCGTCAACCGTAGATATTGTGTTTACGTTTGATAATCAACAGTGGACGCCAGTATTTAGTCCAGCAATACATGCACAGCTTGACTTTATGTTGCCAGCAGAACGTGCCCCAGGGATTGATGGTTGGGGATGGATGGCCCCAGCAGCCGGAGCCGAGGTTCGATGTTATGCTGGCGGCGTTCCAGACCCGACAGGCAATCAAATACGCATGGGTTTTAATGGTGCGCTATCGACAGCCAATCGTTCGCCTAATATGATTTTTTCTGACGATAGATTGCACGGTTTGATTTGGCTACCGTTTGTGCGTCGCAATAGCGGCCAAAGCGCGATGAGCATGGGCATCAATGTAACGTCCTCAGACATTGGTGGGCAGACGCACGATTGGGTTGTATGGCACACGGCAAGCTCTATCCTTCAACACGGGGACAATGACGTAGCACAGCCTGTTGATTGGGTTCTTAAGAGCGACCGCATTGAAGACCCCAATAGATCGCAAATACGCATGCGTAACGTAGTGATGCGGCTGTTGACGCACGGCGTTAAAAACGTAGAGACAGTTGGAAACTTGTGGCCGCAGGGTCTTATTAACATTGCTTTCCAAGCTGATTGGAGAGATTGGTCCGGCCAGGTTGCCGACATGGCTTCATACAACGCTATTTTTGGTAAGACCCCATTGCGCGACCGGATGGTTGATGCGTCTAGTAATGTAACAAAACGAACGTTTAACAACGCTGCCCAGTGGGGACAGAGCGGAACTAGCGACGGAAACTTCCTTGTTGACGACGAGCAGCTAGACACGCAAGTAGTATCTTCGTCTTTGCAGGGAGAGTCGCTGGCGGTTATGGTGTTTGGTCACATTAAGTCTCGCGCAGAGAAAGTTGTTATTGACTCGATGCGCGCTTACCTCAAGAAAACTGGCAAGCCCAGAAGGTGGGGTAGGTAATGACGCGCATACCCTTAGAGATATTGCTTCAAGGCGACAGGGCTTATGTAGAGTCTTGGGCGCAACGCAATGAGTTTCACAGCACCGTAAACAAGATTGGCCAAAACGTAGTCCAGCCTGGAGACACGCTTGACGAAAGCTTGCTTAAAGATAATGGCTTCTATCTGTTAGCAGGAGAGCATGTGGGCTTTGAATGGTCATCTTCAGGCAATAGAATTGTTGGCGCTCCAGGCGCAAGGATTACTCGCTTGGTCACTTTTAGAGCAGAAGCTCACATTCAAGGTGTAGACTTCATCGGAACAGAAGGCTCTAATAACGTAGACTACTTGTGCAAAATAGAAGCATCAGGTGACGTAACGTTTGTTAACTGCCGGTTTTATAAGGAAAAGTTTATGGAGCCAACATTCATTGAGATTGCTTCTGGAGGCAAAGCTCGGTTTGTTGGGTGTTGGTTTGGCGGCGAAATGGATAGTGCTGGCGACGTGATAAGCAACGCTGGGCCTGCTGGAAATGTAGGCGTCCTAGCCTCAAACAAGACAACAAACGTCATTGGCACTGCCACTGGCATTTTTATTACGACGTAGGAGCACAAAATGATTAGAGAGCTTGTACGTCGCCTTCAGTTTACAGACGACACCACAATTGACGGCAACCGACTCGACGGTTTTATGCAAGCGTTTGTTGACAGGTTTAACGAGCTTACGCCTCGTGACCTAGAGCGCAACTGGACTGAAACCGTGTTTGTTTCGGGTTACCA